CCGTCCGCGATCTGCCGCGTTGCCGCAGCTACCCCACCCCTGCACGCACTGCAGCTGCACGCACGGCCGCTGCACGCACTGCAGCTGCATCGTCGGCCGTTGCCGCTCCTGCACGCACTGCCGCTCGAGCAGGCGAGGCAGGCGGGGCGTGAACGGTCAGCGCTGCAGTCAGACGACGGCGGCGGGCGAGCCGTGCCAGGCGTTCGCGATGGCTGGCAGCGACCGTTGTGCAGCCCACCTGCGCCTCGTCAGCTACCCGAACGGCCGCCTCGACGACGAGATGCAGGGGAAGATCGTGCAGCTCGTCCAAGCAGGCAACTACATCGAGACTGCGTGCGTTGCGGCGGGCATCGGCCGTCGCACCTTCTATCGCTGGTGGAAGCGCGGCAACCCTGACGGCGAGGACGCCGAGGACGAGCGCTTCCGGCAGTTCCGCCAGGCGGTCGAGGAGGCACAGTCGATCGGCGAGGCGCGGCTGGTCAACCTGATCAGGGCCGAGGCCAGTAACGACCCGCGCCTCGCAGCGTGGATGCTCGAGCGGAAGTTCCCGGAGCGCTGGGCGCGCGCCTCACAGCGCGCCGGCGGCGCCTCTGCCGAGACCGCCGTGAGCGAGGAGGAGGCCTTCAACCCGTTTGCCGAGGTCGACGACCTCGCCGAGGCAAGGGCGCGCCGGCGTGGTTGAGCCGCGGACCGCCGAGGAGAAGCTCGACCACTTCGTGCGCTTCTGCCTGGGCCTCGTGCTCGTCCAGGGCGGCTCGCTCGTGATCGAGGACTACCAGCGGCGGCTGCTGCGCGACTACTTCGACGGTGCCCGCGAGACGATCGTGCTGATCTCGAAGAAGAACGGCAAGACGACGCTGCTGGCGGCGCTCGGCCTCTACCACGTCTGCTCGACGATCGAGGCCGAGTGCGTGATCGGCGCCTCCTCGCGCGACCAGGCCTCGATCCTCTTTGACCAGGCGGTCGGCTTCGTCGTCCGCTCGCCCGGCCTCGACAAGCTCGTCGTGCCGAAGCGCGGCTTCCGCGAGATCCGCTCCTTGAAGCGCGGCGGCCGGATGCGGGTGCTCGCAGCCGACGTCGACCACGTCGACGGCGTCATCCCGACGCTTGCCCTCGTCGACGAGCTCGGCCGCCACAAGAAGCCGGACCTGTACGGCGTCTTCCGCGACGGCCTCGGGCCGCGCGGCGGGCAGATGGTGACGATCTCGACCGCCGGCGACTTCGAGCTCTCGACGCTCGGGCAGATCCGGGCGGCCGCGCTCAAGTTGCCGCGCGTCGAACGGGACGGCAAGTACGCCTACGCCCGCTCGACCGACAACGGCGGCTTCGCGCTGCACGAGTGGGCGCTCAGCGCCGAGGACGACCTCGACGACCTCGAGCTCGTGAAGCAGGTCAACCCGGCGAGCTGGCAGACGGTCGACGAGCTCAAGACGCGCCACGACTCGCCCTCGACGTTCTCCTGGCAGTGGGCGCGGTTTGCCTGCGGCGTCTGGCTCGCGGTCGGCGGCGCCTGGGTCGACCCGCACGACTGGTGGGCCTCGGAACGGGCGACGCTCGAGCTCGTGCCGGGCGACAAGATCACGCTCGGCTTCGACGGCTCGCGCTTCCACGACGCGACGGCGATCGTCGCCTGCCGCCTCTCGGACGGCCTCCTGCAGACGATCAAGGTCTGGGAGGCGCCCGAGCACGGCCGCGACTGGGAGGTGCCGGCGAACGAGGTCGACGCGACGATCGCCGACACGATGGAGCGCTACAAGGTCGTGCGCGCCTACTTCGACCCGCCGCTCTGGCAGTCGGAAATCGACGGCTGGGCAGCCGAGTACGGCGACGAGCTCGTGCTCCGCTTCCACACGAACCGGTCGCGGATGATGGCGGCGACCGAGCGCTTCCGCACCGACCTCGCCTCCGGCCTGATCATGCACGCCGGCGACGAGACGCTCTCCCGCCACGTCCTGAACGTCCACCTGCGCGAGGCCCGCGGCGGCTACTGGCTCGCCAAGGGCCACGGCCACATCGACGCTGCCGTCGCCGCCGTGCTCGCCTACGAGGCCCGCTGCGACGTTGCCGCGAGCGGCTACCGCGAGGTGTCGAAGGTGCCGGTGAGCTTCTGATGGCGACGGTCGGCACGAGCCCGCTGACGGTGCCCGAGCAGATGCGCGACAACTTGCTTGCCGCGCTGGCGGCACGGCAATCGGCGCTGCGTCGCTTCGACTCCTACTACCGCGGCGACCACAAGCTGCTCTTTGCGACGGTCAAGTTCCGCGAGACGTTCGGCCTGCTGTTCCAGGCCTTCGCCGACAACTGGTGCGACCTCGTCGTCGACGCGTCGGCCGAGCGGCTCCGCGTCGACGGCTTCCGCTTCGGCGACGACGACCAGGGCGACGAGGACGCCTGGAAGATCTGGCAGGCGAACGGCCTCGATGCCGAGTCGGAGCTCGCGCACACCGAGGCGATCAAGCTCGGCTGCGCCTACGCCCTGGTCGGCCCCGACGACGCCGGCGAGGCGACGATCCAGCTCGAGCCGCCGACGAACGCGATCGTCGCGGTCGACCCGGCGAACGGCCGCAACCGGCTCGCAGGCCTCCGCTACTGGGCGGACGAGTGGGGCACCGAGCACTGCGTCCTCTACCTGCCCTCGGACGTCGTCTGGTGGCGCAAGGAGGGCGACCACAAGCCGTGGACCGACGACGTCGGCTCGGGCAGCAACCGGCTCGGCGTCGTGCCGCTCGTGCCGCTCGCGAACATGCCGACGCTGCGCGACCGGCAGGGCCGCTCCGACGTCGAGCGCGTCATCCCGCTGCAGGACGCGGTCAACAAGCTCTGCGCCGACATGATCGTCGCGTCCGAGTACGCGGCCTTCCCGCAGCGCTGGATGACGGGCGTCGAGATCCCGAAGTTCCCGGAGGGCGACCCGAACGCCGGGCAGCCGCTGCCGTCGTTCACTTCGCGCTTCCTGGCGGGCGCCGGCTACACCTGGGCCGACGAGTCCGACAACGCCAAGATGGGCAACTTCGCCGTCAGCGACCTCGGCATCTACGTCAAGGCGATCGAGCTCTTTATCCAGCACGTCGCCGCGCAGACGCGGACGCCGCCGCACTACCTGCTCGGCGCGTCGGGCGCGTTCCCGTCCGGCGAGTCGCTGAAGGCGACCGAGACCGGGCTCGTCGCGAAGGTGAAGCGCAAGCAGCTCGCGTTCGGCGAGGGCTGGGAGGAGGCGATCCGGCTCGCGTTCAGGGTCGCCGGCGACGAGGAGCGGGCGGGCGCGACCGACTGCGAGACGATCTGGATGAACCCGGAGTCGCGCTCGACTGCCGAGATCACCGACGCTGCCGTGAAGATGGATTCGATCGGGGTGCCGCGGCCGGCGCTCTGGGAGTTCATCGGCGCGACGCCGCAGCAGATCGAGCGCTGGATCGCGATGGGCGCCGAGACCGAAGGGCCGCCGGTGACGGCCAAGGTGTCGATCGCCGCCTCGCCGGGCGAGGCCGCCGCGATCGTGCCGGGCGAAGCCGGTCTGCCGCAGGCGAAGGGCGTGGCCGCGACCGGCGCGCCGCCGACGACTGTGACTACGACAAAGGGAGGCCAGGGTGGCTGACCAGGACCCGGGCGAAAGCGGCGCGAAGCCGCCCGAGCCCCAGGCCCCGGAGGGCGCGAAGCCCGATGGGCTGGCTGACGGTGGCGCGACGCCGCCGGCGGCGCAAGACGACGCACAGAAGCTCCGCGAAGCGGGGCGGGAAGCGCTCGAGAAGGAACGGGTCGCACGGCGCGAGGCCGAGCGGCGCGTTGCCGAAGCCGAGCGTCGACTCGCCGAGCTCGAGGACGCCGGCAAGTCCGAGGTCGAGCGGGCGATCGCCCGCCTGGATCGGCAGTCGTCGGAACTCGACACCGCTCGTACGCGCGTCGGCGAGCTCGAAGCGAGACTTGCCGAGCGCGAGCTGCTCGAACTGAAGCGGGAGATCGCCGTGGAGAACGGGGTGCCGCTCGAGGCGGCCCACCGTCTTCACGGCGACGATGCCCGGTCGATCAGGGCCGATGCCCAGCGTTACCTCGAGGAAC